TAATACGGAAGAATCTGATGAAGAGATATTAGAAGATGAAGTAGCTGACCTAGATGAGGATACTCAACTAGAAGACGAAACATTAGAAGATACTGTAGAGTTAGAGTCTGAAGATACAGATGCAACTGATGATACCAATGAAGCTGACACAGAGGATACTCAAGAAACGGCTAATATTGATTTTGAAGCAGCATATAAACGGATAATGGCACCATTTAAAGCTAGTAAACGAATGATGCAAGTTGATAATATTGACGATGCAATTTCCTTAATGCAAAAAGGCGCTGACTATCATAATAAAATGAAGACTTTAAGTCCTAATTTAAAAATAGTAAGTATGTTAGAAAAAGAAGGATTATTAAACTCTAATAAGCTTAATAATTTAATCGATCTTTCTAAAAAAGACCCAAAAGCAATTTTACAGCTTATAAAAGATAGTGGTATTGATCCGTTAGATATAGATACAAGTGAAGAAGTAAACTATAAACCAGGTAATTACGCAGTAACTGATAAAGAGTTTCAATTAAATCAAGTACTTGATGAAATTAAACAAACACCTTCTTTTGATAAAACTATTCGCATTGTTGGTAAAGAGTGGGATAGTGCTAGTAAAGAAGTAATATCAAGTAATCCTGAAATAATTGGAATTATTAATGAACATGTTTTTAATGGTGTTTATGATAAAGTTCAAGCAGTTGTTGATACTGAACGTGCATTAGGACGATTAAAAGTATCTGATATTGAAGCATATAGAGAAGTAGCAGATATGCTTGCACAACGTGGTGAAATAGTTTCTCCAGGTAATGAAGTTAATACTCCTACACCTGCATCTGTACCAAAGACTAAAACACAGGACCCTGCTGTTGTACAACAAAAGCGTAAAGCTGCAGCAGGAACAAGAAAGACTGCAGGTAAGACTGATAATGCATCAGCCAATTATTTAAATATGACTGATGACGAATTTATGAAACTTGCCGATGTGTAGTCTTTCTCTTTTAATACAGCTATAGGAGAATAATATGGCTTTAGAATATGGCACAGGCGCAAATGGCGCCAGTAATATTGGTGCGCAAGCGCGTACTGATTTTTACTTTAAAAAAGCGCTCATCAAAGTACGTGACATTCAGTACTTTATGCCGCTAGCTGATGTAAGGGCAATGCCTAAGCATCATGGTAAAACAATCAAGCAAGATGTATATCAACCACTATTAGACAGTCTTAACGTATCAGACCAAGGTATTGATGCTGATGGTCTAATCATTACTCAAGGTAAGTGGAAAGGTTATACTGGTCAAGGTGTTGAAGTAACTGGTGGTACAGGTTGGGTTGCTCCTACAGCAACAGCAGCAGGTTACTTTGGTACTGAAGCTCAAGCTTTAGCTCACTCTACTGCTGACATTTCGCTTGAACTTGGTGGTAACATTTATGGTTCTTCAAAAGACATTGGTGTTATTGTTGATCGTTTGCCAGCGTTAACAGAGAATGGTGGAAGAGTTAACCGTGTCGGTTTTACACGTACACAGATAACTGGTTCACTTATCAAGCAAGGTTTCTTCACTGAATACACTCAAGAGTCTTTAGACTTTGATTCAGATTCAGAATTGATGTCACACATCACTGAAGAAATGATGGTAGGTGCTACAGAACTAACTGAAGCACAACTACAAAAGGATTTGATTAATACTGCTACTTCTAGTGGTACTGTTCAATATCCTGGTACAGTTACAACTAAAGCTACTGTAGCTGCAGCTGCTGACTATGACGACCTAATGACTTTATCTATTGCTTTGGACAATAACAAAACTCCAAGAACAACTAAGATAATTTCAGGTTCTCGTATGACTGATACTAAAACTATCCAAGGTGGACGTGTTATGTACATTGGACCAGATTTAATTCCTCTAGTACGTAAGATGACTGATATCTCTGGTTCAGGTGTTGGTTCAGGTTTTGTTGGTGTAGAGAAATACGCTGACGCTACTACAATTATGAATGGTGAGATTGGTTCAGTAGACCAGTTCCGCTTTGTTGTAGTTCCTGAAATGCTTCACTCTGAAAAAGGTGGTGCATCTGATGCTGCAATTTACCCAATGCTTTGTGTTGGTGATGGTTCATTTACTACTATTGGTTTCCAAACTGATGGTAAGAGCCTTAAGTTCACTACTACTCACAAGAAGCCAGGTAAAGAAACTGCGGACGTTAATGATCCTTACGGTGAAAAGGGTTTTTACTCAATCAAGTGGTACTACGGTTTCATGGCTTTACGTCCTGAGCGCCTAGGTATTATTTGGACTAAGAAAGCTTAATTTAAGTTTTCTTATTATCTTCCTCACATACTACGTATGTGGGGAAGATTTATAAAGGAGATGATATGAATATAGAAGAAATGACATCCAAACAAATTAGTGACGAATTAAGTAATAGAGGTGTAACTATGCATTTTAATAGTAAAAGGGAAAAGCTAGAAGAAGCTTTAATGGCAAGCGATAATGTTGATGTTGCAGTTGCAGAAGCACCATCAAATAAAATACGAATAACTGAAGAAGAATTAGTTGCTAATGATTTTAAAGTTAATGGTGTTGAATTAGAAGGCATGAGAAATTTACATGCATTAAAACTTCAAAGAGTCATTGTAAGGTCTAATGACCCCCTTAAACGAGAATCTGCAGGTGAAATTTTTACTGTAGGTAACAAAACAATTAATGATGGTAAAGCAGTTAAAAAGTATATTCCATTTAATAATGAAGATGGGTGGCACATACCTAATATATTATTAGACCATCTTAAAGCTGCAGAATGTCAAATCTTTGCAAAAGTTACTCGTAATGGACAAGAGTTTATGGAGCCTAAAAATATTAAAGCATTTAATGTTGAAATTTTGCCTCCATTAACTGAAGAAGAAAGACAAGCATTAGAAATAAAACAGAAGTCAACTGGATCAGTAGGATAACATTATGGCACTTACAAATGCATCATTAACACAAGGTAGCTCAGTAACAAATACTAACAATGTAATCACAGGTACTGGAGTATTTGATGATTTGATGGAGTCTGTTACTGCTCATTTAGAAGCACAGTTTCAGTTAGGTAGAATAACAGGAACTGATTTTGCTACTGTGTATTTAGGTGCAATACAAAGTGCCTTACAAGCTTCAGTTAGTTATGCACTTGGTCAAGAAAAAACAAATGCAGAAGTTGCTTTGTTAACTCAAAAACAAACTACTGAGTATGGTCAAACATTAGTTACTGGTAATAACACACCTAATGCTAACAGTGTATTAGGTAAAGACATTGTATTAAAAGGTGAACAAGCTAAAGGTTTTAAATGGAATGCTGATCAAAAATATCTTAAAACTTTATTAGATGCTTGGGCTATTAATGTTAATGTAGCAGGTACACCAGTAACAACAGTTACTTCTCTTAATTCTGGAGGAGTTGGTACTGACTTAAATTCACAGATTACTAATGCAGAGCCTACAGGCTAATGTCTGATAGATTGCGAAACAACATTATAGCTTTTGCTATTGTTGTCTGTTTCTGGGTAGTTTTTGTATTGCCCGTAATGGCAGTAGATGAAAGTTCAATTACACAAAATACAACTTCTACTGTAACAACTAGTGGTACTAACGAGACTACAGTTAAATCTCCCCCACCTTCAGCTATATCACCTAATGTAGGTGGTAACAACTCAG